AATCAATGAGATAGTAGATCAGCTAGTGCTCATTGAATCATCTAGAGATGTAATCAAAGAGATACAGTCGTATCTCAAGACAGAGTATGGACTTGCATCAGGTCTTACTCGTGCAACTGCTGTTGCAGTATTTAAGCGTAACAAAGATGAGCTAGAAGAGAAAAATGAAGCTATCTTGTCTCTTGTAGAACTTTGCGAATAATTTTTATTTGCTAGTTACCCATAAGATAGCTTAACATATATCTATACGTTGCCATTTGGGACGTATAAAATCTTGCTTTTAAGGAGATAAAAAACATGACTACACTTGATATTATTCGTCAAATTGAAGACGCACTTTTTGGTCAGCTTGACTACCTAGCTTCGGCCAAAACCTTCTTACCTTATAATCTATATAAGGAAGATAAGACTGGTAACTACATCTTAGAGATGGCAGTTGCTGGATATAACAAAGATGACCTATCAGTTGAATACGTAGACGGCAGGCTAACTGTAGAAGCTCAGCCTTCTTCAGCTTATCCAGAAAATTCCCTACGTTGGGTCCATCAGGGGCTAACTAAAAAGGCCTTTAAGACAGTATTCCCAATTTCACCAGTATTTCTAGTTGATGAAGTCACGCTTAAGGATGGTATGCTAAAGATTACCTTCTCTCGTAATCCAGAGAAAGTAACCAAGCTTCCAATTAAGTAAAATGTGGCCATACACAGAAGAAGAGCTGGACTGGCTCGGTTAACGACAGAGGGAGAGTAATCTCCCTCTGTTTTTATTTGACCCATACTCTAAAATAGTATAAGATAGAAAAAATGACAGAATTCAAAACATTAGTTCTTAATGCGGACTACACTCCTATAAGTGTACTACCACTTCACGTAATTAGTGCTAAACAGGCGGTTATAAGACTTTTTGCCGATACCTGTTCGGTAGTATCTGATTATGGCACTCCTATTAAGACTCCAAATCCAAACATCAAGTTAAATTGGCCTTCTATAATTATTCGCAAAGAATATGTTAAAAGGACGCAAAAACCTGTGCTAACTAAAAGCTCTTTGCTTTATAGAGACCGGGGTCATTGTGCTTACTGCAATACTAAACTTTCAATGGAAACTGTTACTAGAGACCACGTTATGCCTCTGTCAAAAGGTGGCAAAGACGATTGGCTAAATGTAGTTGCAGCTTGTCCAACTTGTAACTATCTTAAGTCAGATCATCTGCCCGTGGGTAAGTGGAAACCAAATACAAAACCTTGGCATCCTACTCACGAACAGTTGATAGAGCTAAGAAAATTATTTCCTGTTACTGTATATCACCCTTCCTGGGTTGATTATCTACCTGCATGGAAAGCCGAGATTAAAGTAGCATGGAACTAGTATTAGGATTAATTTTCTCTATTGCTTTTTTAGCATTCTTAATTGGGCTTTTTGCTGCAGTATCTCACGCCGTTTGGAGTATCTTTGATGACTAATAGAGCTATAATATTTTGTGACGGAGCCTGTAAAGGTAACCCCGGTCCTGGAGGGTTTGCGGCTAAAATTTACTACTTGGATAAAGATCCTAAGATAGTAATAGGTCGCGAGTCTAATACTACAAATAATAGGATGGAACTACGAGCAGCTATAGAAGGTATTAAAAACGTAACACTCGAAATAGATACTATAGAGGTTAATACTGATAGCCAATACGTTAAAAAGGGTATAACAGAGTGGATTCACTCTTGGAAAAAGAATGGTTGGAAAACTGCTAACCGTAAGCCTGTAAAAAATCAAGACCTTTGGAAAGAGCTAGATCTTCTATCTTCTCATATATCTATAGAATGGAAATGGGTTCCTGCCCATTCTGGCATAGCAGAAAATGAAGAAGTAGATACTTTAGCAAGCGAGTGTTGTTATAATGGATAATATTATTAATTTTCAAGACCTAAAAAGTAAAAAAGACGGAACCACATCTCCCAAAGAAATGATGCTAAAAATTGTAGGCGAGATACATAACCTTATAGACCAAGGTAAATTATCCGGTATAGTTGCTGTGGGTATGGGATCTGATAATAAAATATTTTCCATAATAGCAGGAGAATTTGATATTATCTTGGCTATAGGTGGCATTGAATCAGTGAAACATATGATGCTATCTGGTAGTGAGATGGTAGATGAAGATGATTAGTATAATAATATTAGCCATGGGATTTATAGTCCTATGGTTAATGTCTTTGAGGTAATAGTGAATATAGACATATTTAATACAGATAAACGGTATTCGGTTATTTACGCCGATCCACCTTGGACATTTGAAACCTACTCAGAAGCTGGTGGAGATAGAAGTCCAGATTATAAGGTTATGACTTTGGAAGATATTAAAAATTTACCGATTAAGAAGATTGCGGCTCCTAACTCAATCTTATTTATGTGGGTAACTTTTCCTATCTTGGACAAAAGTTTCGAAGTAATGAAAGCGTGGGGATTTGAATATAAAACCTGTGCATTTACTTGGGTAAAAACTAATAAAACAGCCAATCTTAAAGCCTTAGATGTAGATAAAGATATACGCATGAATCTAGGATATTACACTAGAGCTAACGCAGAACTATGTCTACTCGGTAGACGAGGTAAAACTTTAGAGCGTAAGGATAAAGGTGTTAGACAGGTAATCATATCTCAACAACGTGAGCATAGTAGAAAACCCGACGAAGCCTATGACAGAATAGAAAGACTATTTGATGGTCCATATCTGGAAATGTTTGCAAGAACGCAAAGACCTGGATGGGACGTGTTTGGTAACCAAATTGACAAATTTTGATTATTCCGTATGCAAAGAGATAACAGCAGAAACTACCGAAAAAGGCAGGCTATATAAAACACCTGATGGTAGTTTTCCTAGCGTCACTACTATTTTAGGAAAAACGGCTAATAACATCTGGTTGCAACGCTGGAAAGATAAAGTAGGAGAAGAAGAGGCAGCGCGTGTATCTAAAGCTGCTACGTATCGTGGAGAGATAGTGCACAAATATCTAGAAAGATATTGGGATGGATCTAACTCTTGGGCAACTGATATTTTAAATGAAGAAATTACTACTCAGAAAATGATTACTAATCTCATACAGGTCACACAAAAAGGTGTGACTAATGTCTGGGCACAAGAAATACCTGTTTGGTCTAAACATTTAAGATATGCTGGACGAGTTGATATGTTTGGAGAGTGGAATAAAATTCCGGCAGTAATAGACTTTAAAACATCTAAAAAGAAAAAACAGATAAAAGATATTAAAGATTATTTTATACAGTGCACAGCATATGCTTACGCTCACAATGAAATTTTTAAAACAAACTTACAAAAAATAGTTGTTTTAATTACTGTGGAAAACGCAGATGTTCAAGTATTTGAATCACAAACTTTACCTTTCATCCCTGAGTTAAAATATAGAATTAATCAATACGAAAAATTACAGGTTAGTTTATAAAGACTAATGAAAACTCGTAGAATATCTAAACAACAACAAGAAGAATTACTACAAAAACCTTTAACTGATCCTCAAAGAGCATTTATTAAAAGTCTTGTAGTTTATCAAAGTAAATATCCACAGCTCAGCCAAAAACAATGGGAGACTTTTAAAAGTATATACAATAAATATGTCTAAAGAATTAATAGAAATAGACGGTAAAGTGCTAGAAGCATTACCTAATGCAAATTTTAAAGTAGAAGTAAATGGGAATATCTTACTAGCTTACGTTAATGGAAAAATTAGAAAGAACAATATCAGAATATCTGTAGGGGATAGCGTGAAGGTAGAAGTAAGTCCTTACGACTTACATAGAGGTAGAATAATTTATAGAAATGGGTAAATATTCTATAGAAACTATACTAAAAAATAATCTAGCTCATGTCAGCAATACTTTTCCTACTGCATCATCAGTTAGTTCCAATACAGTATCTTATATTTTTACAGTAGACAATTCTAGTAATAAAAAGCTATTATAGCTATAAATCCCCGGAGGATAAAATGGCATCATCTAAAGACGTAAAAAGACTTGGAGACGGTAAAATAGAATATAGAGGCACCGTCTTTCCTGGGTTTAATAAACCTCGTTCTTCTACTAAAGAAGATAAAAAACGTATGGTATTAGCCAAAAAAGGGGATGAAGTTAAAGTAGTTCATTTTGGTCAAAAAGGCTATGGACATAACTACAGCCCAGATGCTAGAAAGAATTATCTAACTCGTAGTGCAGGAATTAGAGATAAGAGCGGACAACTAACTAAAGACGATAAATTCTCTCCTAACTATTGGGCTAGAAAAGTGTTATGGGCCGGATCTGGTGGCTCTAAACTAAGTAATCCGAGAAAGAAATGAAAAAAACAAAAAAACCTCGTATGTCTTCGGTAGACAAAAGTTTAGGTGTAGGCGAAATAACTCCAACAACTAATGTCAGTAAATATAATATTGCTACCTACGATAAAGATATGGCTGCACAGACTCTTACAGGTTCTTATAAACCTGTTCGTCGTAAGAAGAAAAAATGAAGAAAGTTCCTGCTGAAACTGTAGACGGTAAAAGAGTTATTAAAAGATATCTTGGATCCCTTAAAGGTCAGTCAAGAAAAGAGAGAGCTAAGGAAGTAGTTGCTAGACGAGAGCAAGCTAGATCTGGTAATTACTCTTATCAACCTTTTAAAACAGATGAGGGCGTTGAGACTAAGCCAAGTAAATATACTTTGGCATATCAAAAACGCTACGGTAAGAAAAATGGCGCTAAAAAATAAACCACAAGATAAAGGCTTAGCTGGTAAAGCTAAAGAATCTAAAATACCTAAAAGTATTTTAGAGCAGGTATATCGTAGAGGTGCTGCTGCTTGGGCAACAGGTCACCGTCCAGGTGCTACAAGAGAGCAATGGGCATATGCTAGAGTTAATAGCTTTATTACCAAAGGTAAAACTTATTACACAGCAGATGCTGATTTAGCTAAAAAAGCTAGAACTGCAAAGAAAAAATAACTCTACTATTTACTAGTAGCTCTGTAAACCCCGTCCCAGTTAGCTGGTGGCGGGGTTTTTGTATACTCACGACAACGATCCATCATCATTTCGTAGTATGATTTCATATCGCCTTTAAATGCTTTCGTTAATCTTTCGCACAATACGGTAGCACTAGTGAAGTTTTTATTTCTATAATAATCTAACATATCGTTATGATCTTTTCTTGCATAAGAAAAACCTAAATCATCTATCTCTTTATTAGTGCCTAAAACAGTATAGATATTAACTCCTTGTTTTTTACCTTTTACCGCAATAGTGTCCAGTTCTAATATAAAATATTCATCTGAAACATACTCTGCAGTTTTCGGACCAACTACTAATTTGACTCCATACGGTTTGCTTTGTCCTTCGAGACGACTAGCAAGGTTGACAGCATCACCGAGGCAAGTATAATCGAAACGTTGATCGCTGCCCATATTTCCAACAACAACCATACCGGTATTGATACCAAGGCCCATGCCGAAAGGAGGGACGCCTTCAGCCGCAATACTTCTGTTGAATTCATCTAAATCTCCTAACATACTTAAAGCTGTTTTAACTGCATTCTTGGCGTGCTGCTTGTCATCAAGCGGCGCATTCCAAAATGCCATCTGTGCATCGCCAATATACTTATCAAGCGTTCCTTCATTCTCAAGAATTTTTGCAGTCATCGCTGTCATATAGCGATTCATGATTTGGGTTAATCCTTGAACATTCTCACCATAGTGTTCGCTGATAGAAGTAAATCCACGAACGTCTGTGAACATGATTGACAGCTCTCTGCTATCTCCGCCAAGCCTTAATAGCTCTGGATTCTTCTGGAGTTTTTCCACAAGAGCTTTTGAAAGATAAGATTGGAATTGTTTCTTGATTTGTTGCTTTAGTTTAAACTCTTTAACAAATCTAGAATACACGACATATCCATAGAACAGTGTTCCAAATATTAAACTAAATGTCCAATCAGTTAAATATTGATATTGATTAAAGACGTAGTAACTTATACTAAATGGAACTAGTAGTATAACTACTCCCCATACTCCTACGAGTAATTTATTTCCTTTATCAGCAACGAGAGCACTGACTGCTATCAACAGACAGAAAAATAAAAGCTCAGTTAAATCTGCCCAATAAGGTCTAGTTATTTTATTATCGTTCCATAGAGTTTCCCACGCAGCTAAACTAACTTCATGACCTAGTTTAGTGCCTGCAGGGGTTGCAATAGTATTAGTAATTCCCTCTACGTTTATAGCTAAAATAGCTATTTTACCTGTCAAGTCTCCCCAAGATTCCTCTTTCCAACTTTTAATAGGCCAGGTCCAAGACCAATCTATCCATAACTCTCCGCGCTTATCTGGTTCTATGGAAAAATTCTTATTGATATATATGCTAGATAATCCCGCCTCAGTAACTTTTGCTCTATAATTTTTAGCCCCATGTATTACTCTTGCTATTTCTAAAGGTAAAGAAGGATAGAACTTATCACCAACCATTAACACTAAAGGTATTTTTCTAGTTACTCCATCTAGTTCTGGGACTGTAGTAATCATACCCATACCTTGAGCTGTTTTAGATATTTCAGAAATACTACCTATTCCGTTTTGATACCTATAAAACCATTGTTCTTCTGTATTTCCTACGATAGCAAAACCCCTAGTTACTAGATCTCCTTTCCCTTTTAAAGAAGCAGATTGCGTTCCTATGACCTTACTATTTGTTATAACCTCTTTAAGTATTTCATCTTTATTAAATCTATCTTTTTCTGCAAAAAGCGGATATAGAACTACAATCTCAGCTCCATGATCTACAGCTTTTTTAATACCATCTGCTATTAAATCTCTTGGCCAAGGCCATTGACCTTGTTGCTCTATTGTAGGCTCATCAATTTCTATTATTACGGCTGTTTCACTAGTTTTAGTATCATTTAAAGTTAATAACTGATCAAATCCTTTGAGTTTTAAAATTTCTACTATATTAGGCTCGTATATCTTTATACCGATACCTATTGCGATTGTTAGTAAAGTAATGATTACTTTTTTCATTTTTGCTTAACCTTTAAAATACTGTTGGATTGCATATTTCCAGCTACAAACGCAGCAGAGATACCATCGCCATTGTATTCGATTTTTAATCCATAATCTTTATTAACTTTTACAGAAAATATAGAAATATCTAATCTTTGGGTTAATACGGTAGTGTCTTCTACTACTGTATTAATTTGTGTAGTTGGATTATATCCAGTCACTTGACCATCTCGTTCACTAAAATTATCAAAAATTGAATCTATATTGTTTAATCTAGTATTGAAAAAATCAGACTTTAGTAGGTCTACATTCAGTTCTTCAAATTTAAGAGGATCTTTATCCAGCATATTTACGTCTACAAATTTAAGGTCAAAATCTAATGGACCTTGTTCTTTTTCGACATTAGAAACTGTTTCTACAGATTTCGGCATGGACAGCAGTAAATCATTATTTATTACTCTGCCTAACATATTAAGAATAAGTGGATTTGAAGGCGGACTAGAGCTGCTAGTCACTATAGTAGCTTGATAGCTTCTATTTAGAATAACGCTTGCAACGTCTGTGCTAACGGTAATTTCTCCTGTGCTTCCATCTTGGTTAGGTAAAAGCATAATCAAACTTTTACCTAACTCATTGACACTCATAGAAAATTCTGTACCTCTAACTGCTATAGAAGCAGTAGGAGTTCTAACATCTACAGCTCCTACTTTTTTTGCTAAAAGTCCGCTTGCATATTGTACAGTGCCAGAAGATACTTTCATAGATAATTTTGCTAAATCTCTAGAAGGATCAAAAACATACTCATCTATTTCTAAGTCACTATGCTCAGTTACACTAACGTGGGTTTTGTCAATAAAATCTATCCTAACCTTTGAATTTTTAGTAGAGATAGTGTCCATAGATTCGATACCGTCTCGAATGCCTATAGGTTGTTCTTTTTTATTTCTTGTAACAGACGCCTGTCCGTTAAGCTCTGTTACATCTCCTATTCTTGCTTCAGTCTGTTTGAGATACAGTAACTGACTGATTATTACCGTTAGTAATAATATTGATAATTTTTGCATTGGTTCCACTCTGGCTAAAACTAAAAGTTCCAGTATCTCCTGTATGGTCATGTATTATTCTATGTGCTCCAGCTCCTGATTGATTAGTTGTTATAATATTTGTGCTACCTGTTACGGTAAGAGTAAGTTCTGTATTACCACTAGATATAGTATTAGTAATACTATTACTGTCTCCGAAAATTGTTATACCTACAGTATTTATACCGCCAGTTATAGTAGATTCTATAGTATTACTACTACCAGTAATGTCTAGGGTATATTCATTAGTGCTACTATCTTGTCCGTTACTGCCTATTTCAAGAGTAACTGAATTGGAATCGCCTGTTTTTGTAATAGATATCGTATTTGTATCTCCATAAACTGCAAAATCTAAAGAGTTACTATTTCCAATTTGATTGACACTAATAGTATTGGTAGTACCGTTAATTATCGAAGGACTACTAGAAGTTCCAATTATATTAGTTGCTCCATCTTGAGTAATAGAACCTGAGAATCCAGCGCCTGATTGTTCTATATATAGAACGTTACTTTGTCCATAAGCATGAGTGCTTAATAAGATCATTAAAATAGTATATAATTTTTTCATTCTGACATTCTCCAAAGCCCCTTTCTTGCACCTTCTTGAATTAGTTCTACTACTCCAGCTTCAATCGCTGCTCTGACAGCATAGTTTACAGGCTCATTTGTAGCTAAACCAGTTTCTATTTCTACGGCTCGAGTTCCTGCATCTACAAATTTAAAAACATCTATACCTACAGCAGAGCTAAGTATGGTTTTACTTGTAGCTACGTTAAGCAGCACTTCTCCTGTTTGAACACTAATTAGTCTCATTACTATAGTTACTTGATCCTGTCTATATTGTGTTGAAGGACCTATACCTAAATATCTCGCTCCTATTCCACCGCTTATCGTATTTACGTCATATCCTATAATTCCACCTTCTAATATAAGAGATGCGAATACTAAAGGTCTTAGTGGCTTAGCATCCTTACCTTCGTATTGTTCTCTGGTTTGCCTGATTAATTGTCTTTCTCTAGTTAGGTTTTCTAACCCTACTCTTTCTACAACTTTAAACCAGCTACCGTTACCAGCATCTTGAAGTGCTTTTATAAGCCAAGTTTCGGCTCCCTGCGTAACAGCGCTACTTAGATGAGCTACTACTTCGCTTGGACGTCTCTGTCCTGTTTTATCTGAAAATTGATATACTGCTATATAAAAAGGAGCTTCTGTAGATAAAGGACTATTAACTATAGTTAGTTTTTTAACTACAGATTCATTTATTGATATAGGCTCTTCTACATTAGGAGGTATACATGCTGTTAACAATAAAAAACCTACTAAGCAAATCTTTTTCATTAAAAAGCCCCTAGAGGTATAGTTATAACAGTAGTATTACCTTTATCGTCTACTACATTTAATGTAATGTTAGAGCCGTCATTGTTAAAACTTACGCTAGCTCCTCCTATTACAACGGTTCCCGATGACGATCCGGTGCCGTCGAACATCTTATCGACAACATCTTTAGATATTTGAGCGTATATTCTAGCTTCAACATTTCTTAAAAACTTCTGAAGATTACTCTGTTCAAGTTTACTTTCTAACTCTTTTCTAATTTTTTCTTGTTCATCTTTTATTTTTTGTTTTCTTTGCTCTTCCAGTTGTTCAATTGCAAATACGTGGCTAGAATAGTTAACTCCGCTAAAAGCCGGATTTTTAAATTTAAAATTTAATTCACTAGCTTTAGCGGAGTAACTCAGCATTAATATAACGAATAAAAATACATTTTTATTTATCACTAAATACCTTTCTAATTAGAACATTATTCTTATCTGTGCTCCAATAATGTTATTTACCACATCTTCTTTCTCTTGTATTGCATACTTTAGCTTAATAGAAGAATTTTCGTCTATAGCATAAGAGAATCCAGCAAAAGCTGATTTTGCTTTACTGGTTTCAATCATGCCCTCTATAACACCAGTCATATCTTGAATGATGTCTTGTTCAAATCTAATACCGCCGTGACCAGTAACTTCAAAGTCACTTCTACCAGCATGTCTTACTGCCGTAAGATTTGGGCCAGTTTCAAATACACTGTCTCTATAATCGTATTCAAACTTTAAACCTGCAAATGGTCTAAATCCGTAGTTATCTGGCGTATAAAGTCTATTTACAAACCAAGTATCATAGCCTTTTGTAGAAGCTGTGTTCAGTAAGTTTAGACCGCGCATGAAATGTGATGTTTCAAACTCATTGTATGCTACACCAAAATTTGTTTTTAGTATCCAATCATCTTCTACTTTTAAAGCAAATATGTCAAATGAATACTTCTTTAGTTCTCCAGAAGACGCATCACCGCTTAGATCTGTAACCGCACCATTTAATTGAATGCCAAATAATAATGAATCATTATGTTTTTGTTCATACCCAATACCAAAAACATTTGTCGTGTAGCTATATGTGTCTTTGGTGCCAGAACGAAGAGAGTATCCTGTAATATAAGCTTGAGAATCCTTGTTTACAGGACCCCTTGTTATGATCTTATTACCAAATACTTTATTTCTTGCCAATGGATCAGCTAGTGAATTTTCATTTTGAAGAGTGCTAATTTTGTCAAGTTTTGCTAACTGATCAATTCTAGTAGTGAAAAGTTGATTATCTTGTGTGGTGACTACTTCATTAGCCACAGAAGTCCCGGTTAATATTTCATTGACAACTGTCGTTGAGGTCGTTGCTGTTCCGTTTACAGTCGTAATAGATCCGTCACTCCATGTTTGAATTGTAGTTGGTGTTGTGCTTGTTACTACTGTGATAGGTGTTGTGTGCGTTGTTACTGTGGTGATCGGTGTTGTTGCAACTGTAGTGATGTTGCGATTTACCGTGAGCGTTGGGTCTTGTCTTGTGCCTGTGAATGTAGTTGTAGGAACATAAGCTGTTGTTCCTCTTGTGTTTGACACAGTAGTTGTCGTAGTGCCGCGGCTTGATGATTCTGAAACGATTGGTGTTCCAGCAACTTGACTTACAATAGTTGGTGTAGGATTGCCTGCAGATGCACCTTCTGCTGGTGTTGCTAGTGTTGTGAATCCAGCTGAGCTTGGTATTGTACATGACGCAACAGCAATCGTTGTGTCAGCACATGGACCAGCATAAATGCCAAGCTGTACAGAACTACCATTGCTTACATGATTACCAGACACTTCAAATGTAATCGTATATGTTGTGCCTGCTAGTAGGTTAATTCCTTGATAGATACCGTCAAATGTTCCGACGGCTCCATCATACCAAACACCGCCGTGAGATCCTCCGATGTCGTTCCAAGTGCCAGCAGCTGCTGGATACGTGCCGTTTTGATACCACACACCCCAATTTGTTGGTGCTTGAATTGTTCCTGGTCCATTACTTGTGGTGATGTTGATTGCACCACCAGTTGTGAATGCTCCGTTTGTCAATAGATTTACGGTAGATCCTGATTCTGTTAACGACACGTTGTCGAATGTCCAGAATGCAGGATCTTGTCTGAACGCAAAACCGACATAGTTTGTTCCTGAGATATTTGGTGTAAAAGAATATGAATAGGTTTCCCAGGTATTTGGCGTATTGTTAGTAACTGTTCCAACATATCCTGAAGGAAGAGTTTGTGAAAAAGCGATTGCTGATATTAATAAGCTTGCAGTTGTTAATAATTTAAATAATTTACGGCTTTTCATTCCTTTCCTTTAGCATTAATACTATGTTAATCTTTTGATTAAGTCTTATTAAATCGTTATCTAACATTCTGACACGATCTATTAATGCAATCAGGACTGCGTTTGCTTCAGATAACACAGGTTTAATTTCTGCCGTTGCCCATTTCCAAACGTAAAAAATAAGGTAACCCATACCGCCTGCAGCAACAATGGGAAATCCATATTTATTAATAAGTTGAACCATATCCATAGTTAATCCTTCACTTTTTTAAATACAGTATTACCCTGAATTACTGTTAATTCAAATTTATCACCTTCTTTCCAAGGTAAAGTTTGTTGTATCCTACTATTATTTTGATTGGGCATTAAAACTAACTCTTCGTCTAATACTAGAGAGCTATTTAATATTTGTATATTATAACCTAAGTAAAACACCTTAGTCCTTTCTAGCGTCGTTTTTACCGTCCGCTCTTGCAATTCTATCTGTATCTGGTTTTACTCCTAGAGCTGTAGATATTAGTGCATCAATTCTGATAATATCGTGGTTCATTGTTTTAACTCTGTTATCAAGTGCAACAATAATTCCACTTAAACCTTTTACAGAGCTTTGAACCCCTGCGAGAATGAATTTGAGAGTAAGAAATACAAAGTAACCACCAGCTATAGATGATGCTATAGGAAATCCTACCTCTGCAACCAGTTTAAAGAATTCTGCTTCCATGACGTGCTCCTTTATAGATATTATACACTTTTTTAAAAATACCACAAATAGTAAAAGAATACTTTTCTGTGCTTATGTAAATCTAAAAAATTAATGTTGCATAGGTAACTTGGAAGATTTTGGTTTGACTAGTAAAAAAAGTTTTGATAAACTACCAATAATTAAAAAGGAGTTCATATGCAGCTTACAAAAAACTTTTCTCTATCAGAAATGGTTAAGAGCGAAACAGCCCTTAGACACGGACTTGATAATACCCCTGGAGAAAGAGAGATTGAAAACCTAAAGGCTCTTTGTGAAAATGTTCTTCAGCCTATCAGGGATGCTTTTGGCAAGGGTGTAAAAGTTAACTCTGGGTTTCGCCATCCAGAAGTTAACGCGGCTGTAGGCGGATCAAAGACCTCAGATCACTGCCAAGGCCAAGCTGCCGACATTGAAATACCCGGAATAGCTAATGCAGAATTAGCAGAATGGATTAGAAATAACCTAGAATTTAGACAGTTAATTTTAGAATTCTATACCCCAGGAATACCAGATAGTGGCTGGGTCCATGTATCTTATGTAGAAGGTGATAATCAGAAGAAAGTTATGACCGCTATGAAAGAAAATGGAAAGACAGTATATAAACCAGGATTAATTGCATAATGATAGGCGGAAAAATATCGCTAGGTTTAGCAATAGCTCTTGTTACCGTATCTAGTGCCTTTTATATTTACTATGTAGATAGTCAAAATACTATTCAAATTTTACAAGAGAACGTAGCTAAATTAGAAGTAGCTGTAGAGATACAGAAGAAAACTATAGAAGCTATGAAAGAAGATTTTGCTAGACAAGCAAAACTTGCTAATGAATTACAATCTAATCTATCTAAGGTAGAAGAAGATAAAGCTAAGTTGTCTAATCTTTTAAAAAAACACAATCTAGAAAAGATTTTGAAAGATAGACCTTCTGAAGCAGAAAAAAAGATTAATAATGGAACTAAGAGAACCTTTAGGCAGATTGAACAAGATACTACTAGTAAGTAGCCTTGTTTTATTATCTGGCTGTTTTTCTAGAGAAAAAAAGATAGAGATATCTGCGGAACCTGTTAAAGTTCCTGTAATGCAGCCGGCTGCTGTTAGAGCTGTAAAATTAGAAGATGTAGAATTCAAAGTAGTTACTAGTGAAAATATAGATGACTTCTTAAAACAATGGAAGAAAAAATACGGTGATGACTTTGTATTTATAGCTTTTAGCGTTAAAGACTATGAAACTATGGCTTTAAATTTAGAAGAGATACGACGTTACATCAATCAACAGAAAGAAATAATTGTATATTATAGGAAGGTTACTTCTAATGAAGAAATTAAGTCTGATACCTCTAACACTCCTTCTCAGTAGTTGTATATTTACTGCTAAATTTGATTCTGTTGAATATTCATATGTAACTCAAATTAGAACTATCAGTCAGCTTTCTCGTAAACATTGTGACGATATGTCGTATATGAGAGATAAAACTCAACAGATGACAGAACTTAGTCTCACTTTAGTTCACTATTCTGAACATCTACCTAATAACAACCCTACATATAATATGAGCAAAGAACTTTTTAATATAGTAGAACCTATGCATAATAGATATCTTACTGTATCTAGAGTATCTAAAACTTATTGCGAAGAAAAACTGGAAACCATCATGGAATCTACAGAAACAATGCAACAAAGTATGAATAGGAGATCTAGATGAACCCAATATCCGAATTAACTAATCTATCTAGGCACACAGATTTTGCCGTTATTAGTTGTGCTAATAAAGCTATTA